AGGCCACGGGCCAGGAGAACATCTACCTGATGGCCCGCGACCAGAACTTCGTGGTGCGGCCGTATGTTCGGGAGCTCCAGCCCTTGGATGTCTACCCCACGACCGCGGGTCCCGACCAGCTGCCGTTTGCCATCGCGTCGGACACCTGCCTTGCGGTGCGCGCGCCGAAGTTCCTCGGCCGGCTGTCCCGCGTCACCACCACTCTGTCCAGCTGACCCGCTGCGGCGCGCCACCGGCGTGGTGGCGCGCCGCGCCCAACCCCAAGGAGTGGAGAGCATGGCTCTCATCCGCAAGGCCGCGGCGGGCAGCGACTCGTTCGGTCACGTCTGGCCTGAGGACGGCGCTGTCGTCGAGATCGAGGACCCCGAACAGATCGCCGCACTCATGGCGATCTCGGACGCCGGATTCAGCGAGGTTGCCCCGCCCGGCAAGAAGACCGCCAAGCCGGGTCCCGAGGATCAGGGCGGCGAGCAGGCCGAGTTCTCCGAGGTTGACCCGAAGAACGAGGACGCCGAGGCACCCAAGCCCGCAGCGAAGAAGACGGCGGCCCGCAAGACTGCCGTCAGCAAGCCGGAGTAGCCGATGGCCGCGGACTCCCCGGTCCCGCTCGCATCCTCCGCGGACATGCAGGACGGGCAGTTCGCGGACCTCGTGCGCGACTACAGCGCGAGCGCCCTGGACCAGCTGATGGTCGAGGCCACGCGAGTATGCGAGGGCATCGCCGGGCGCCGTCTCGCACCGTTCACGGGCGTGCCGGAGACCCACCGGGCGACCGGTATCGACCCGGACGAGTACACGGAGGCGGCGAACTTCCCGCTGGATCTGCAGGGGACGCTGGGCCGTTCGTACTCCAACGCTCTCGGCGGCGGCGACCAGGTACGGCATTGCTGGCTGAACGAGTTCGCTCCCAGGTACCCCGAGATGTGGACCTATGCGAACTTGCAGGTCACGCTCCTGCGGTCGTATGGCGGCACGCAGACTGTGGGCTCGACGAGCCTGATCGGCGCCGAGCCTGACAGCGGGCACATCTGGTTCACGCTCGGAACGTTCCTGCCGCTCGGCTCGCTGATCCGGGTTCTGTACGACGGCGGCTACACCACGGTGCCGGCTGATCTGGAGCGCGCCTGCAAGTTGCAGGCTGCCGTGCTGGTGCTCGGCGAAATCGATCCGGCCGGAACGCAGTTCGGGCATGACCCGGGCGCGCTCCGGACGCAGGCCGAGGAGATCCTCTGCCGCTACCAGCCCACCTGATCGGGAGGTGAGCGGTGAGCACAGCGGACGCCGTGGCCCGGGAGGCGGCATGGCTGAGCGCCTATGACGCTTCGGATGGCCTGCCGGGGCTGCTGACGGCCAACGGTGGCCCGTTCGATGTCGTGCAGGCCTATGTACCCCGGACTGGGGCGCAGCGGCAGTCGCGGCTGTACGTGACGCGCACGCAGCTGCGGGTGGAGCGGTTCGGCTTCAACCGGAAGATCAACCACCACAGCTTCATGCTGCGCCTGTACTGGCCGCAGTCCTCACCGTCCGGCCAGGCTGAGTCGGTGCAGGCCGACTTCGATGCCGCGGTCGATCTGGTTGTCCAGCGGGTCAACGGCCTGTTCGGCGACAAGACGCACGGGGCCCGGTTCCTGTCGGTTGCCGAGAACCCGATGGACATCGACGTGCAGTTCGCCGACCCCGAGCAGTCGATCCAGGCGCGCGCCGAGCTGACCGCGACGGTCACCTATCAGGCCGACGACCAGGACTTCACCTCCTGACCTGCGCCCTTCCCTTACACGCCCTCGCCCGGCCCCGTGCGGGGCCCCTTCTCTGCCCACCTTCAACGCGGGAGCCCACTGTGCGCCAGCGCAATGACACCGGCTCAGCCTGGACGTTCATGGGCGATCCGCCCGTCCGGGTGCTGCCCGGCGAGGACCACGAGCACGAGGTTCTGCTGGACGGCTGGACGGCCATCGACGAGCCCGAACCGAAGCAGGCGGCCGACGAGCCGCCGTCCAAGACCACCAAGAGCAGGCGTACTTCCGCCGCGGACACCGAGAGGGGTGAGCCGCGATGACCCTGCTCGGACGGCTCGGATATGTCGGCCTGGCCAAGGAGGTCACCCAGGGCACCTGGCTGACCCCGACCTACTACCTGCCGTGCACGAAGATCGACTTCGAGATCAACTACGACCAGCTCCGCGACGAGTCGTACCGCAACAACGACTCCAACCTCCAAGGCCTCTTCCAGGGCGCCGGGGACTCCGCGGTCGACCTCGAATTCAACGCCTACCCCGACTCCATCGGCTACGCGCTGCGCATCATCGGCCCGGACACGGTCACGCCAGGCGTGTCGACGACGCTATCGGCATCGACGACCGCAGGCGCCACGTCGATCAGCGTGGCGGCAACCATCCCGCTCGGCTCCACCATCCAGATCGACACCGGCAACAAGGTCGAGTACGCCGTGACCGGCACCCCGACCGGCTCGGGCCCGTACACGATCCCCATCACCACGCCGACCACTGGTCTGACCTTCGCCCACACCTCCGGCGTCGCCGTCATCTCCCAGACCACACACACGTTCAAGCAGAACGCCGCGGTGGCGAAGCCGACGTACAGCCTGACCGAGCACAACGCGTTCGAGGCGTGGGGATACCCGGGCTGCATGCTCTCCGACGTGCAGATCAAGGTCGACCCGAAGGGCATCGTCACCGTCGGCGCCAAGTACATCGGCTGGATCGGCGCCATCCAAAGCGCGACCCCGACGTTCTCCGAGCCGCCGCCCTTCCTGGGCTGGCAGTTCACCATGACCAACGCTGGGGCCAGCAGCACCCGCGGCCTGTCCTACGACCTCACGCTGAAGCGCCCCGTCGAGGCGATCCACGCCTCCAACGGCACCCAGCAGCCCCGTGAAGTGTTCTCGGGCGTCCTGGACGCGGACATCACCTACAAGGCGATCTACGAGTCGGACGCCGACTACAACCTCTACCTGCAGGCCCTGCAGAACAACCCGACGTCGATGGTGCTCACCCAGCCCGTCGGCGCCGGCGTAGACGCGGGTGGCGCCAGCCTGACGATCACGACAACGCAGGGCGGCTGGTCGAAGGGCAAGCCGGACATCTCCGGGACGTATGTGCAGGCCGACTTCGAGATCAACGGCGTGTACAACGCGACCGATACCGGGTCCGTGCAGGTCGTGCTCAAAAATTACGTCACTTCGGCGTACTGACCTGCAGTTTTCTTCAATCACTCCCCGGCCGTGCCCGCGCGTGAGGGCGTCGCGGCACGGCTGGGGTCTCACGCCCTCAACGCCCTCACCCGCAAGGAGAAGCGCCCATGTCGGGCTACACCAACCCATACGTCCTGCTCCAGTTCCCCGACCTCGGCGACGACGTCAGCGTGCTGATGAAGAACCCGCAGCTGTTGCCGCCGAGCGAGATCCAGCCAGAGGACGTCCCCACAGACGACAACGGCCAGCCGCTCGACCAGAAGGCCGCCCAAGAGGCCATGTACAAGGTGATGGCGAAGCTGATCGTCAGTTGGAAGGTGTACGAAGCCTTCAGCGACGGCGATGCCCTCGACATCGACCCGGACGCGGACCCGGTCGACATCTTCGCCGCGCTCGGCACCGGCGAGCAGACCCGCCTCGGAAAGATCACCACCGAGAACATCGCACGCCTGCCTCTGGCCATCCTCAACCGGATCGGCGAGGAGGTCGGCCGGGTCGCGGACCCTCAGTAGGGCCCGGCTCCCCGTACTTCGAGAACGTCCTGCTGCCGGCTGAGTCCATCATCGAGGGCAGCTGGGGCGGCAGCGAGGCGCCACCGCCGGAGTGGATCGACTTTGCGTTGATGCGGCAGATGCGCTGGTCGTGGGAGCAGTTGCAGCAGACCCCTCTGTATGTGCGCCGGTACTGCGTCGACTTCCTCGGAATGATCAACGAGCAAGAGGAACGCCAGATCGAACGCGAGCGACGGAAGGCCGATCGGGCGTCCAGGGGGTGAGCCATGGGCGAACTGCGGCCCGGCGCGTTCACGCGGATCTTCGCCGAGGTGTCACGTGAGGGGCAGGTCAAAGCCCGGCGCGTCATCACGGGGCTTGCCCTGGCGGTGGAACGCCAGGCGAAGATCAACGCGTCAGTCGGAGCGCACAAGCGCGGCACGAAGACCCCGGCGAGTCCCGGCACCGGGCCGGCCGTCATCTCCGGCACGCTGCGCCGCTCCATCACCCACTCGCCGCTCACTTTCACAGGCGGCGGCTGGGAGACCAAGGTCGGCACCGGGGTCGGCTTCACACCACCGTATGGGCGCACACCGTCCAACAAGTACGGCTTCTACCTGGAGACCGGCCTGAAGAACGGGACCACCTACCCCTTCCTCAAGCCCGCGGTCGACTTCGGCATGAGGGTGGTCGCCCCGCAGCTCTACCAGACCATCTTCCGCGCCGGCTGGCCGCGTCTCTGATCTCTGCAGCACCGCCCGTTCAACCCCTTTGAGTCCGAGAGGCGGTGGGGCGGGTGCCCGAGGTCGCCGATCTGTATGCCGTTCTCCGCGCGGAGACCGCGCCGTTCACCCGGAACATGCGGCAGGCATCCGAGGAGGGCGAGTCGTTCACGACTCGTATGGGTGGCGCTTCGGCGATGCTCCGCAAGCTCGGCGCGGCCACCACCCTCGTCGGCGTGGGCTTCCTCGCCTACGGGGTGAAGGCTGCTGGCGACTTCCAGCAGAAGATGAATCTGCTGGTCACGGCGTGCGGTGAGTCGTCGAAGAACCTGAAGAAGGTCTCGGACGGTGTCCTGTCGCTGGCACGGGAGACGGGCACATCCACGGACCAACTGTCCGAGGGCATGTACCAGGTCGAGAAGGCGGGGTACCGGGCTGGTGACGGCCTGAAGGTGCTGCGCGCGGCTTCGCAGGGCGCGCGCGAGGAGGGCGCGGACCTCAAGGACGTCACCAACGCGATGACCAGCGTCATGGCCAGTTACCACTTGAAGGCGTCCGACAGCGTCAGAGTGATGAATGCCCTCAAGACCGCCGCGGGCGAGGGCAAGATGACGATGCAGGAGTTCGCGGGCTCCTTGTCGACGGTCATTCCGATCGCGTCCGCCAACAAGATCTCGTTCGGTGAGGTCGGCGGCGCGATCGCCACCCTCACCCAGCACGGCACCAGCGCCCGCGAGGCCACCCAGGAACTCGCCTCCACGATCCGGCAGCTGGCCGCCCCGAACAACGTCGCCGTTCAGGAGATGCAGCGCCTCGGCCTGTCCAGCGTGGACGTGTCGACCAAGCTGGGCAAGCGCGGCTTGTCGGGCACGCTGGACCTGCTGTCCCGGACCGTGCTCGAGCACATGGGCAAGTCCGGCACGCTCCTGCTCAGCTCGTTCAATAAAACGAAACAAGCGGCTCAGGACGCGGACACCATGGTCAAGGCCATGCCGCCCAACCTCCAGAAGCTGGCCACGTCCTACTCCAAGGGATCGATCAGCCTCGGCGACTGGCGCAAGCAACTCAAGGGATTGCCGCCCGAGCAGGCCAACCTGCTGACCCAGTACGCCACTCTGCAGAACAAGACGACCGGGTTCTCCGCCGAACTGAAGCGAGGCGGGCCGGCAGCCCAGACGTACACCGAGGCCATCAAAAAAATGACCGGCGGCGCCATCGGATTGAACACGACGCTGCAGCTGACCGGTGAGAACACGGAGGGCTTCAAGGACCGCGTCGGCAAGGTCTCGGAGAGTTTCAACCACGCGAGCAAGGACGTCGAGGGCTGGAAGATCACCCAGCAGTCCTTCAACGTCCAGATGGGCCGCCTCAAAGATGCCGTCGCCACCACGGCCATCACCGTGGGCTCGAAACTCATCCCGGTCATCCTCAAAGTCGTCACCTTCTTCGAGCAGAACAAAACCGCGGCGATCGCGCTGGCGGTCGTCATCGGCGGAGTGCTCACCGCGGCAGTGATTTCTTTCGCTGCCGGGGCCGTGGTGGGCGCGGTCAGCGGGGTCATGGACCTCTCCCGGGGCATTCTGGCCGCGGCGAAGGCGGTCAAAGCATTCGTACTGTCCGAACGGCTCGCTGCGATCGCGACGAAGATCTGGGCCGGTGTCCAGGCCGCTTTCAACTTGGTGATGGACGCCAACCCGGTCATGTTGGTCGTCATCGGGATCGCGGCGCTGGTTGCCGCGGTAATCCTGGCGTACAACAAGATCGGCTGGTTCCGGGACCTGTGCAACTCGGCCTTCCACATGATCGGCCAGGCGATCGGGTGGGTCGTCACCTTCGTGAAGGCACACTGGCCGCTGCTGCTGGCCATCCTGACGGGCCCGATCGGCATCGCGGTCGGCCTCGTGATCAAATACTGGGATCAGATCAAGGCCGGTGTCTCCGCCGCCATTTCGTGGGTGGTCGGATTCGTCAAGGGGCACTGGCCGCTACTGATCGCAATACTGGCGGGCCCGATCGGCATCGCAGTCCTGCTGATCGTCAAGCACTGGGACAAGATCCGGTCCGGGTTCGCCGCTGCTTACCACGCTACCGTCTCAGTCGCGACCAGCATGCTCAACTGGGTGAGGGCGCTGCCTGGCCGGATCATCAGCTACCTCTCCGGGCTGGGCGCACGCCTGCTGTCGCTCGGCAGCTCGGCCTGGTCCCGCTTCAAGGCGGCTGCTGTGACTGGCGCCGCTGCGGTCCTCTCATACGTGCGCGGCATCCCCGGCAGAGTGAAGGGAGCCATGGGGAATCTGAGCGGCTTGCTGCTCAGCGCGGGCAAGAGCTTGATCGGCGGATTCATTTCGGGCATCAAGTCGATGGTCGGTCAGGCGTTCAGCGCGGCGCACAGCGTCGTATCGAAGATCTCCGGACTGTTCCCGCACTCGCCCGCAAAGGAGGGCCCGTTCAGCGGGCGCGGATGGACGCTGCACTCCGGCCACGCCCTAATGGACGGTCTCGCCGAAGGAATCACGGCGGGCGCACCGCGCGCGGTATCCACTATGCGCGGCGCTGCGCAGGCGACCGCCGACGCGTTCGCGAAGACCCTTGGTATCTCGAGCCCGTCGAAGGTCTTCCGCTCGCTGGGCATCTATGTCAACGAAGGCTTGGTCGACGGCCTCACGGCGTCGACAGCCCGCGTGAAGGCGGCGACCAGGCGGATCGAGACGCTGCTGATCCAGACCTACAACAAGGTCGCGGACCTCAAGGGCAGCAAGGGCGTCAGCAACAAGTGGGTGCGGGCGCACGAGGCGACGATCAAGCACCTGGAGGCCTATGCGAAGCGGGAAGACAAGGCGCTCCGGTCACTGGCGGCGAAGCGGGACAGCGTCGCGGCCAAGCTGAAGACGGCGCAAGCGAATCTCGCCGCCCTCCAGAAGTCGTGGTCCGACGAGGTCAAAAGCGTCGCGCAGGGCGTGATGCAGGGCTTCAGCATCGTGACGGACGCCCCGCAGGAAGGGTTCGCGCTGACCGCGCAGGACGTCGTCAACAAGATGCAGTCCCAGATGCAGAAAGCCATGCAGTTCGCGGCGCAGTTGCGCGCCCTGCAGAAGAAGGGCCTCAGCTCGGACCTGATCGCGCAAATCGCGGCCGCGGGCGTGGACCAGGGCGGCGCGACCGCAACCGCTCTCGCCGGGGCGACGAAGGGGCAGATCCAGCAGATCAACCAGCTGCAGACGGCCACGCAGGGAGCGGCGAACAGCGCGGGCAAAGCCGTCGCGGACTCCATGTACGGGGCAGGGATCAAGTCCGCGCAAGGCCTGGTCAAGGGCTTGCAGTCGCAGGAGAAGGCGATCGAGCGCCAGATGATGAAGATCGCACAGGCGATGCAGAAGGCGATCAAACACGCGCTCGGGATCCACAGCCCGTCCCGCGTGTTCACCGAGATCGGCACCTGGATCCCCAAGGGCCTCGCGAAGGGTGTGGACGGGAGCGCGCACCACGCCACAGGGGCCGTGCACCGGCTCGCTACCTCGGTGGCCGGCGCGGGCTCGTTCGCTGGGTCGGGGCTGGCGATGGCCGGTGGCGGGGGTGCTGTTGTGCATCAGCACAACACGCTCCACATCACGGTTGAGGGCCAGGTGCTGACGGAGCGGAAGCTGCGGGACGTCGTCGAGAAGTCGATGCTGCAGCTCGGTATGCGCAACCCGCAGACATACGCCTCATACAAGCGCTGACATTTTCTGGATCGAGGGCGCCGCCGGGCGCCAGATAGGTGGTGCCCGGTGGCGAACCCGAAGCTGTCCACGCTCGCCGACCAGTTCGGCGGCTCAGCGCTCAACACCGTCCTGTGGAACGCGTCGGCAGCCGCACCGAACGTCCAACTCGATACCGCCCTGGATCGGGTGGCGGTGTCGTGCACGACGAACTATTACAGCCTCGCCTCCATCCTCTGGGATGCCACGTCGGCCAACGTGAACACCCCCAACGGCGTGTACGCGCGGGTCGTACCGACGCCCGTCGGTAACGGCAGCACTCAGACGTTCTTCGAGGTGCTGCTCGACGCCAACAACAAGGCCACGTTCTCGGTCAACGGCGGAGCGTTCACCGCTGCGGTCACCAACGCAGGAGTGGCGACCACGACGACGATCGCCGCGTCGGCCGCCGCCTACGACCCGTATGCGTATGCGTGGTGGCGCATCACTGAAGCCTCCGGGAGCTTCATGTTCGCCACCAGCCCGGACGCGTACACGTGGACCACTCGCGCGACGATCGCCTACACGTGGAACGCCACCGCGACCAAGTTCCAGTTCGTGACCGGCTACTACGCCACCGAGTCCGCGGGCATGTCCGCGTACATCGACCACGTCAACACGACCAGTTCCGCACCCGGCCAGCCGAACCTGAACTGGCCGATGATCGAAGACGCGTGGGGCCCGTTCTGGAACGCCAACGGAGGCGACTCCCCGCTCGACCGCTATGTGGAGATCAGTGACCGCACACGCAACTCCGTGACCGTATCCCGGGGTCGGCAGTACGAGCTGGACCAGGTCCGCTCCGGCGAGGCTGGCCTGACGCTCGCGAACACGGACGCGGCCTTGGATCCGCTCAACGCATCGGGTCCCTGGTACGGGCACATTCAGCCCTACCAGCCCTACCGGCGGCGCGCGCAGTGGCCGCCGACCCGCAACCTGCTCACGCAGGTGCAGGCCACGGGCGGAGATCTCGGCGGCTATTCCACCGGTACTATCCCCGGCGGATCCGCAGGGATCGACGTCTTCTCGTTGACCGACAGCAGCGGCGGCACCATCACCGCCTCCAGCTCGGCATGGCAGGGCGGCAACGTCTTCCAGTTCTCCGTGCCCAACGGCACAGCCACGCAGACATCGATCGGCTTCACCCGGCAGCCCGCAGTGCAGCCGGGCATCACCTACACCCTGCAAATGCGAGTTCGTAACGTCACCGCATCCACATCGCAGCAGGTGGACGCGTTCATCCTTTTCACCGACGTGCCGGGCACCATCACGGCTGTCCGGTCATCCCCGGTAACCCTCGCCGGGAGCGCCACGGCCGCGTGGACCCTTCTCACCGTCACCGGCACAGCCCCGGCAGGCACCGCCCGCATGGCGGTCGGCGTCGAAACCGGAGGCGCCGCGGCGGCCACGTGCAGTGTGCAGGTGGACGGCTGGCAATTGGAGAAGGGAGCGGCGTCGACGAGCTGGGTGTGCCCCGGTGTGTGGAATCCGGTGTACGCGGGCTATATGGAGCGGTGGCCGTCGTCGTGGGACATGTCCGGTACATATGGGCTGGTGCAGCCGACTGCTGTGGACGCGTTCTCACTGCTGTCACAGAAACAGCTGTCGGACCCGCTGACGCAGGAGATCAACAACAGCAGCCCCCGGTTCGTTTACCGGCTCGATGATCCGGCCGGATCCACGAGCGTGGCGGATTGGACGGGCACCAACCCGGCCGCGCAGCTCGCCATCAGCAAGTACGGCGCCGGGTCGCTGACCTTCGGTAACGCGATCACGGCCACCGACGCGACAGGCACCTACACCGGATCCAGCGGCACCGTCGTCACGATCAACAACAGCAACCCGGGCACGAACCTGATCTCGGGCGGCGCGACGTTCATCAAGCTGTCGAGCGCGGGCATTGTTGGCCCTGCCGACCCGACTGCATGGACCCGAATGATTGCGTTCCGCTACACGGGCCCAACCCCGGCAGCTGGCGCCTACCTATGGTCCTGCATGGACAGCCAGCGCAGCGGCGGCACCCCCTCAGGCAGTCACATCTACGTCTATTTGGACACGACGGGCAAGCCGCTGGTGTGGATCGAAGGGCCCACCGGAGCGGGCACGGTCACCTACTTCGGCGGCGCGACGAACTGCGTCGACGGTGACTGGCACCTGCTGATCTTCGGCTACAACCAGGCCACGCAGCAGATCCTCGCGTCGCAGGACGGCAGCACCTCCGCCTACATCGGCAGCGTTCCCATCACCAACACGCCCACCGGCCTGATCAGCGACAACGTCGGCGGGTTCGTCGACGCCACGGTCGGCAATGGCACGACCTTCAATTTCAAGGGGGACATCAGCTTTGTCGCTGAGTTCCCGGCCATGTTCTCGACCGGCACTCAGATCGCCAACATGTACCAGGCGTGGAAGAACGCGTGCGCCGGCGAATCCAGCGGCGCCCGCTATGCGCGGGTGCTGCGCTATGCGGGATACACCGGCCCGTCCACGGTCCAGACCGGTCTCACAACGAGCATGGGCCCGGCGAACATCGATGGACAGGACGCTGTGTCCGCGCTGCAGGCGGTGGTGGAATCCGAGTCGGGCGAGCATTTCGTCGACAAGCAGGGATTCGTGCAGTTCAAGTCCCGCTCGGCGCGCTACAACGCGCTGACGCCTGCGTACACGTTCGGGGAGAACGCGGGCGAATGGCCCTACGAGGACGTGACGCTCGACTACGACAGCACCCACCTGTCGAACCAGGTCACGGTCACGCAGGAGGGTGGCGGCCAGAACTTCTACGCGCAGGACCCCACCAGCGCTACGAACTATTTCCCGAGGTCGATGAGCCGCACGATCAACTCGTCGAGTGCGCTCGAATGCCAGGACGCGGCGAACTACCTGCTGTCCCGGTACAAGATGCCTGCGACGCGGGTGTCCTCGGTGAAGCTCCACCCGTCCGCGAACCCCGCCCTGTGGCCGGTGTGCCTGGCGCTGGAACTCGGAACCCGGGTGCGGGTGATGCGGCGGCCTCCCGGGGTCCCTGTCACGCAGATCGAATGCTTCGTCGAGAACATCGCCTGGGACTTCGGCGACGACGGGGAGGCCTGGGTCACGCTCCAGTGCAGCCCGGCCGACTTGACCCCCTACGGCGTTTTCTCATCCTGGCATACCGCCTTGAAGACGGGCATCAGCGCGGGGGCGACGTCCATCACCATCAACCCGTCCCAGGACAATACGAATCCGCTCGCGGCCCAGCTGGCGGTCGGCGAGGTCATCACCCTCGATCCGGGCCTGGCCACGGCAGAGAACGTCACGATCTCCGCCATCGGCGCCACCTCCCCAGGCTGGACGTCGGCCGTCATCACCCTCACCGCCGGGACCGTCAACGCCCACGGCGTCGGCGCGGTCGTCTGCGACCAGCTACCGGGGGGAACGACTGACGCCACCACCTGGGACGCCGTCAGCATGTTCGACTCCACAGCCTTCGCCTACTGAGAGGAGGCCCCCGTGCCCCGCACCGTCCCCGTCTCCGCATCAGTAGTCCCGGGAAACTTCGAGACTGCCGCACTGTGGAATGCCCAGGTCAAAGCCTTGAACGACTTCCTGACCGCGCCGCCGGTTTTCGCTGGCGTCCAGACATCCACCCAGAGCGTCGCCAACAACACTCCCGTCGCGCTGACTATCGACACGGAGAACCTGGACTCGGACGGCGGCCACTCCACGGTCACCAACACGAGCCGCTACACGGCCACGGTGCCGGGCACCTACCTGGTACTCGGCTCCGTGGCGTGGGCGAGCAACGCAACCGGCCTGCGCACGGCACAGATCAAACTCAACGGAACCAGCGTGCGCGGCTCGCAGATCGTCAGCGCCTCAGTGTCAGGCGCGCAGTGGTGCGGCCAGTGCTGGGCCGTCGTCACCATGAACGGCACCACGGACTTCGTCGAGGTGTGGGGCAACCAGACAAGCGGCGGAACTCTGGCCACGTATGCCGGCTCGGACTCCTCCTCCGCCATGGCCTTGTACTTCCTGTCCAGGTAAGGAGCTGGCGTGCCACGTATTCGTACCGTCCTGGCCGCGCTCATTCTCACCGCTGCCGCGCTCCTCGCGGCCAGCACCCCGGCCGTCCCCGACAGCACGACCGCGCCCCCGCCGGTCGTGATCGATGGCGTGGACCTGCACGACGGCATGGCCTACAAGGCCGACGGCACCTACTACATGGTCGGCTCCATGTACGGCTGCGACTACCAGTGGTATGTCCCCAGCCCCTGGTGCGGGTTCGGCGTGTCCACCGCGCCGTCACTGGAAGGCCCCTGGTCCGCACCCCAACCGCTGTTCCCAGTCACCGAGATCGACCCGTACACCGGCAAGACCTTCGCGAGCGAGTGCGCGCTGGTCAACGGCCACGGCTGCTTCAACCCGCGCATGGCCGCCAGGCCTGACGGGGTGTGGGTGCTGTGGTTCAACATGCCCGACGCCCGCACGTCGACCTCAACGCACGCGTACTGGATCATGGGCTGTAACGGTCCGGCCGGGCCCTGCGGCGCCTCGGCCGGCGCGCCCAACGGGTCCACCCACAAACCGAGCCTGCACCAATGCGCGGGCAACAACGGCGACTTCGCGTTCGTGCCCGACAGCACGGGTGGCGCGGCCATCATCTGCTCCTACGGCGGCACCCTCGCCGTCGAGCAGCTCGACAAGTGGTGGGCCAATGGCAACGGCACCGGCTCCAACGGACTTGCCGGGCTCGCCGACGTCGAGGGCGTCGGAGCCTGGCAAGACCCCACGTCAGGGACGTGGGTGATGACCTACGCCGAGAAGTGCGGCTACTGCACCGGCACCCCGACCGGCTACGCGACCGCGCCGTCCCTGACGGGCCCGTGGACCGCACCCGCGAATTTGGGCTGGTCCGCGCCGCCCGGCGGTCGTCGCGACATCAGCCCCGGCTGCGGCGGCCAGGCCCGGACCGTCAGCGTGGTGGACGGCATCCCGTACCAGGGCACCGACCTGTGGCAGGGCACCCGCAACGAGACCGCCGCCGACACGCTGCTGTCCCCGCTCGCCTACACGCCGACCGCAGGCGCCCCCGGCGACGGACACCGCTGGATCCCCCCAGTCAGCTACCCCTGCAACTAACCCGCCCGCGCCCCTAGTCGCCCCTCGGCCCGTCGGCCCTGGGGTTTTCTCATGCCCCTGCGCCCTCTCGGAGCCCTCGTTGACTGTGATCGTCACCCGGCACATCGAAGAACACCCCAGCGAAGCCGGCGGCAGGCTCGGCCGTCACGTCGAACACGACGAACGCTCTCGCGCTTACGCCCTGTCGGAGGATCTCCTCAGCACCGGCTACACCTCCGCCTGGCACAAGGTGAACGCGCCCGTCCTCAACCAGGGCGACGTCGGCGCCTGCGTCGGATTCGGCACCGAGGCCTGCACGTCCGCCGATCCCTTCTACGCGGCAATCCCCACCACGGTGAAGGCCCGGCCCACGGCAGACGCTGCCACCGACAACAAGCAGGGCCTCGCCCTGTACTCGTCGGCCACCGGCCTCGACAACATCAAGGGCACCTATCCGCCCGACGACACCGGATCCGTCGGACTGGCCGGGGCCAAGGCCGCGCAGAAGGCCGGGCTCATCTCCGGCTACCAGCACGCCCTCTCCCTGGATGCTGCCCTCAAGGGGCTCGGCGCGCTGCCGTGCATCACCGGCGTCAACTGGTACGAGGGCTTCGACAACCCGGACGCCAGCGGCCGCGTGAAGATCTCCGGCTCGGTCCGCGGCGGCCACGAGTTCTGTGTGTACGGCATCGACGCCGTCAACAAGCTTGTCTGGGCCCGCAACTCCTGGACCGCCGACTGGGGCCTGAACGGCACGTTCTGCTTCTCCTTCGACGACTGGGGCCGACTCCTCGACGAGCAGGGCGACGTCACGTTCTTCGTACCGCTCACCTCCCCGGCGCCCACCCCGACGCCGACACCCACTCCCACGCCCGCCTCGGTCGACGCCGCCATGGCCAAGGCCGCCCACGCGTGGCTCACCGCGAAGGGGCTGTGATGACCACATTCCACGCCGCGATCGTCCACCCCGACCAGACCGTCACGTACTGCGGCGAGGTGGACCAGGACCACGTCGAGACCGTGCGGGCCCTCGCCGGCCTCGAGGACGTGCCGCGGTTCGTCAAGGAACACCCGCAGCAGGACGGCACGTTCTTCGTCCTCCGCCCGGACGAGGAGGGCGGCGACCTCGACTGGTACCAGCCCACCGACGCCGCCCCGTTCACTGTCCGTGCTCCCGGGCCCGGCCTCGAGGGCGCTGACGTGCCGCGGACCGCCACCAGTGGCCCCGCGTATATCGACGGCGTCGAGCGTCTCGGCGGGCAGGTCATCGGCGGCGCCATGGACCACCCCGAGTCGGGGCCCAGGTTCACCTGGCACGTCACCGTCAGCCCCACCGGCTACTTCACCTCGATGGCGTCCTACCTGATCAACGCCGGGTTCGAGCCGCAGGTGTTGTACGACCCCAAGAGCGACCGCCTCGGCCAGTTCGGACCCCTCACCCAGTCCGCCCGCGCGTTGCAGAACGACGGCAACCGCCGCACCAACCGCGAAGGCCTCGTCAACATTCAGGTCGAGGTCGTCGCCATGCCGTCCCCGCCCTGGACCGACGGATTCGACCCGGCCGCCAAGCCGAACTTCCGCAAGCTCCTCGCCGCAGGCCGGGCGCACGGCATCCCCGACGTCTGGCCCGCAGGACCCCCCGTCACCTCGTCGAGCCAAGCAATGCCGCGCCGCCGCGACATCTGGCAGTCCAAGGGCGGGCACTACGGCCACTGTCACGTGCCCGGCAACACGCACTGGGACCCGGGCGGCATCGACATGGCCAAGGTGCCGGGGAAGGCAGCGCCCACCCCGCAGCCTCCCGGCCCGGTCACTCCACCGAAGCCGGCCACGAAGCCGAAGGTCTCCCTCGCGCACGTCGTGTACGCCGCCCGGCACGACCCGGCCGCCGCGCAGGGCCACACCTCCTACAAGGCGGAAGTCCTGCTCGTCGAGAAGGCGCTGAAGGCCGAGGGGCTGCTGGCCAGCGGGTACGTCGACGGCTCCTTCGGCTCACTGACGGTCTCCGCGTACAAGGCGTGGCAGAAGCGGCTCGGCTACACCGGCAGCGCCGCCGACGGAATCCCCGGCCAGACCTCCCTCGCGAAGCTCGGCGCCAAGCACGGCTTCCAGGTGGTCGCGTGACCGCGATCGACTACGACCTCGAGTTCATCGAGTACCGAACCGGCTGGCTCCGCAAGCGGTACACGATCGACCTGATCAGCATCGCGCTCGTCGCCGACGACGGCCGCACCTACTACGCAACCAACCGTGACATGCCGGTGCGGCGTATCCGGCGGCACAAGTGGCTGATGGAGAACGTCGTCCCGCACCTGCCGAAGGGGCACGGCGACCTGCGGAACAGCATGTCGAAACGCTGGCTGTTCCACTACGGCGACCCCACCGTGAAACCGCAGACGCAGATCGCGCGCGAGGTCGCCACGTTCATCCAGTCCACCCACGCCGTCGAACTGTGGGCGAACTGGGGCGCCTACGACCACGTCCGCCTGTGCTGGCTGTGGGGGCTCATGGTCGACCTACCGCCCGGCGTACCCATGTTCACCAACGACATCCAGCAGGAAGCCCGCCGCCTCGGCATCGGCTGGGACCAGCTCCCCAAGCAGGAGGGCGGCGAGCACAACGCGCTCGCGGACGCCCGCCACAACCAGACCGTCCGGCGCTGGCTCGCCGAACAGGAAGCGAGAACCCCATGAAGATCTTCGGCAGAGAGCCGGTCGCGATCCTTGCCGCGGTCGCCATCATCCTCAAGCTCGGCGCCGCCTACGGACTCGACGTCAGCGACGACCAGCAGACCCTCATCAACACCGCACTCGCCTGCGCCGTCGCCGTCGCCTCCGCGATCGTCCTGAAGAACGGCGCCGTGTACGCGGCCATCCTGCAGTTCTCCCAGGCCGCCCTCGCCCTGTTCGCCGGATTCGGCCTCCACATGACCAGCACCCAGCAGGCCGGATGGATGTCGCTCGTCGCCGCCGTGCTGGCCGTCATCGAACACCCGGCGGTCACCGCGCCTGTACCTGCTCTGACGATAGAAGCGTCCAGCCCCATAAAGACCGGACAGCAGAACCTCTGATCGGAGCACCACCGTGGCCGACGAGCCGACACTCGGCGAGGTCGCCAGACGCCTCGAGGCCATCCATGCCGACCTCAAGGAAGACCTCCGCGAGTACGGCACGCGGCTTGACAAGAAGGTGTCCGTCGAACGGTACGAGCTCGAGCGGCGGGCTGCCGACCAGGTGCACCGGCAAGTGATTGAGCGGGTCGCAGCCATCGAAGCGGCCCGCCTCCAAGAGCAGCGAGAAGCCGAAGCAGACCGGCGGAAACGGCAGGACGAACGGCGCGCAGACCGCCGGTTGGTGTTCTCCTGCCTCGCCGCCCCGGTTCTCCTCCTGCTCCTACAGGCGTATTTGGCAGCGAGAGGAGCAGGCACGTGAGGGGCCACCGCAGTCGAGACCAGATACAACGCCGTCGGGACATCGCCTACGGCGTACTGGTCCTGGGCGGGGTCGTCCTGTTCACGCTGCTCGTCCTCTGGCTGCAGGAGCTCAACCACGACCTGCGGACCGCGAATGATGCACGGGACGCCTTGGCGCGGCAGGTACAGCAGTTGGGGCACAAGCCGGTGGGTGGGCCACCCGGCAGCCGAGGCGAGCCGGGCAAGAGCGTCGTCGGCCCCCAAGGCCCGCCAGGCGTCCAAGGCGAGACCGGACCCGTCGGACCGATCGGACCCTCCGGCGCGCCAGGAAAGAACGGCATCAACGGCAGCAACGGCGTCGGAACGCCCGGAATCGCAGGCGCCAACGGTGCCGCCGGCCAGCAAGGAGACCGCGGCGAAACAGGAGCCACCGGACCGCAAGGCCCACAAGGCGACACCGGGCCGGCAGGACCACAAGGAGACAAGGGCGAGAAGGGCGAGAAGGGCGATCCCGGGCCGGCATGCCCCGACGGCTACAGTCTCCAGACGCCCGCCTATGATCCGGACGCTCTCGTCTGCCGCAAGGACGGTGCACCGCAGCCCTCAGAGAAGAAGGGCCTACTCGGCTAGGAGCCGCCATGGACGAAGACCCTCCGCCGTTCTGGCTGTCGCCGCGGCCGTTCCTCGAACCGCCACCCATGCCGCCGCCGGACGACGACGAGACCGAGTGACGACGCCCCTGCAGCTTCGGCTGTGGGGGCGTTCTGCTGTGTCCGCAAACGATCGTCTGTGAGTCAGTGGCGCCGAAGTAGCCTGCGCTGGGACGTTGTTGTTACAGAACCCGTGTCCGCATCTATGTAATGATCTCCCCCGTTCTCGATACACTGAGCTATGCGAATCGGCTACGGACGCGTGTCCACCTCCGACCAACACCCCGAAGCTCAGCGCGACGCACTCACCGCCGCCAACTGCGACCAGATATTCGTCGACAAGCTCAGCGGCAAGCTCGCCTCCCGCCCCGAACTCGACAAGGCCCTCGTCGCCGTCCGCGAAGGCGACCACCTCGTCATCACAAAGCTCGACCGGCTCGGCCGCTCACTCCGCAACCTCATGGACGTCGGCGACGACCTCCGCACACGCGGCGTCGAACTCGTCGTCCTGGACCAGGGCATCGACACCTCGACACCTGTCGGCCAGATGTTCTTCCACATCCTCGGCGCCGTCGCCGAGTTCGAGCACAGCCTCATGGTCGAGCGCACCAAGCAGGGGCTCGAAGCCGCCCGCGCCCGCGGACGCACCGGCGGGCAGAAGCCGAAGCTCCGCCCCCGCCAGATCAAGCTCGCCCAGCAGATGTACGACGAGACCGGCGACGACGGCAAGCGCAAGTACACCGTCCAGCAGATCGCCGAGGAGTTCGGCGTCAGCCGCCCCACCATCTACCGGCACTTGACCAAGGAGCAGTGAATGTTCTTCCGCTACGACCCCGACGAGTGGAGGCCCCACGGGCCGTGGGGCCAGCACCTCGACACCTGCAGCGCAACACGGTTGAAGCCTGGAACGCTCGTCGTGTGGGACCGGCAGCCCTACCGCGTCCTGGAAGTCCGCCAACGAGCCCACCACGACTGGCCCGGCACCTACCAGGACGGCTGGGTCAAGCACGGAATGCCCGACCCGGACACCTGGGACTACCGCCCCTGCGTCGTCGTCCTGCGCCACGAGGACCAGGCGCAGAGTAAGCCCCTCCACCTCCTCGGCCCGAGCAACAAGTCCTGGTACCTCCTGCCCGAGCACTACTCGATCTGCCGCCTGTGTAAGGAACTCCCGCCCTGCCGACACGTCCACACCGAGGCGGTGATGGACCGCGCCACCGAGCACATGAAGAAGGAGATGGCCATCCTGCCGGGCGTATGCCACGGCTGCCGCGAGCCCGTCACCAGGCGGCAGAAGTCGTTCACGTTCCCCGGCGCCAACCTGATCCGCCCCGACCTCGGTGACGACTCCGCCATCTTCCACACCCGGCGGGACTGCTACGGGGCCCTCGACTCCTACGACAAGCGGTGGGCGGCAGCAGAGCCCGGCCGGGAACGCCTCTTCTACTGCCCCGGCACACTCACCGAGCACCACGACGACAGCAGCGAATGCTCCAGCACCACCTGCGTGGCCAAGGGTGCCCACAAGGACCTGGTCCAGCACGCCGGATGGGTCCGGCACCACCCGCAGATGCGGGAAGCGCGGGGCTGCTGGTGCCTGGCCTCAGCTGCCGCGTGACGTACAGCACGATGCCCCAGCCCGGTGATAGCAGGCTGGGGCATCGCTGTGCAGCGTACTGCTGTCCGGGTTCATCCCCAGGCGGTGTCGCTCATGCCCCAGGTCGTGTCGTCGCTCATGGCCCCTCCTCGCGTTGGCGCGGCCCGGCCACGCTACGTGCCGCCAGCCGGGCTGTCAGCCCTCGTGCGTCGACTTGCCCCAGAATTCGAACACGCGCTCTAATCGATCCATGGGCCACTACAAGGTCGAGCACCTCACCGACACCCAGGAGCGCATCCTCCGCTGCATCCGCCAGGCCATCGCCGACCAGGGCGAGGCTCCGACCGTGCAGGAGATCGGGGAGCGGGTGGGCATGCGTAGCCGCGCCTCCGTGCACTACCAGCTGGGGGAGCTGGAATCGAAGGGCGCCATCCGCCGCGAGCGTGGCCAGCGCCGCGGGATCAGGCTGGCGTGATGGACGACCAGCGCTATCACCTCACCCTGTCGACCGGCGGCCGGCCCGTCATGCACGGCTGGTGGGGCAAGCGGGCGACGGCCGAGCGGAAGTTCTCGTCGTGGATCGGCGAGCGCGGCAGCATGCCCGGCGTGCGCATCGTGCTCGTCGACGGGCTGGAGCAGCGGGTCCTCGCGTCCTGGCCCGACGAGGCGGACGGCCTGGCAGACTGATACTGCCCCTCGGTCGTCATCCCCGTCGCCGAGGGGCACCCTCGTTGTCAGTGGCCGCAGATAGGCTGATCGCACGTATCCGCGTTGCATGGCTGCACGCGCTCGCCTCGCCCCTGATGGACAGCGCCACGGGGGCGAGGCGCTCGACTGTCAGGCCGCCGTCTCGTACCGCACGTGCGTCTTGAGCCCGAGCTCGACGTCCATCCGCCGCAGCCCGGCCTGCTCGGCGAACGCGCCGACCGCCTCGTGTACGGCGCACGCCGTCTCCACGGTCAGCTCGCCGCGCTGGATCTCAGTCCAGGAGGCGCGGGCCAGCGCGATCAGATCGTCGGGAAAGTCGATAGATGCCATCGGGAGATCCTACGAGATCGCGACGACGGCCTGGTTTCCCATATTGAAAACCGAGCACTCATCCTCTATGGTTTCCCATATCGAAAACTTCGAAGGGGGAACCTCATGACCGACCAGCCCACCAACCGAGGCGGCCGCCCCGCCGTCGGCCCCGCCATCAGCGTCGCCTACCCCGAAACCCTCCTCGCCGAGATCGACGCCGTCGCCAACACGCAGAGGACCACCCGCGCCCAGTGGCTCCGCGAAGCCGCCGTCGCGGCCCTGCCCCACGACACCCTGAAGAACAAGGACGGCATCCAAGACACGCTGGAAGACCTCGACAGCTGGCTGGTCCAGGCGCGCGACACCGCACTCGACGTCGAATACCCCCGCGAAGAGCGCGAGTTCCGAGCCGAGGCCTACGCCTCCTGCGTGCACGAAATGCGCACCCTGCTCGGGCAGATCCGGGACGCGCTGCCAGCCCAAGAGGCGCGGGACGCCTACGCGCAGGCGGACGACTCGGAACCCGAGGGCTCGAAGGAACTGGCCCGGACGTGGGGCCGGACGGCAGCGGTCGATGCGATGGAGTCCCTCCTGGACTCGTTCGCGATGATGCTGCCCGTCGACGGGAACAGCGTGCGGGAACGGGCGTCACTGGATGACCCGCACGAGAACCTCGACTAGTACCCTGATCGCAGGGGCGTCCCGTGTGCGACTGATCAGCGTGCGCCCTCAAGAGCAGGGGTCTGGGGCTTGGGGGCGTCCAAGCTTGAACGACCGGAGCTGTACCGCGCCCACCTCTGCGGCTGCCCGACGGCGGGACCCGGGCAGCAAAACACCCCGCCTTCTTCGAGGGCGGGGTTTCTTCACGCCGCTTCGACGATCTCGCCCCGCTCGGCCGCTGTGGCGACTGTCCATTCGTCGCGGAGCATCTCGTACCGCTGCCGCGTCTCCCCGTACAGCCAGCCGCCCGCCTGCGCGACCAGGGCGCGGATCTCCTCATTCACCACGTCGGCAGGCCGAACGGGGCCGCAGGGCGGGGGAGTCGGGGGCATGCTGATCAGTTTAGGGCGCCGGTCCGACAGGCGGCATCGACAGGGCAGGGGCGGCATATGTCGGTCTGGCCGACCCTCTTGCAACTATGTCTCACAGCGAGGCATAGTTAGGCGCGTCAGGGCAGCACCGACTCAGGGGGACACCATGGACAGCACCCGCCAGCACTACCGCATCCAGTACGGCACCCACGGCCGCGTCATCATCCGCCCCCGCCGCGGCCTCATCGAAATCGCCCACCGTCTCGCCGACCCCACCGACAAGTGCCGCTACATCCCGGTCCTCAACGCCGCACAGTGCGCCGCCATCGAGGCCCTCGGTGCTCGGATCCGCGTCGACTACTACGTCCTCCCCATCGACCAGGCCGACGCCGCCCTCGCCCTCGCCGCCGAATACTGGGGCGCGCCCACCGACACCGACGGCTACGAGATCCCCGCCACCGAGGAGCCTGCCGTCGACGCCGAGCCGCAGCCGACGGAGACTCCCGCCGCCGAGCAGGCCGCCGAAGCCGACCCGACCCGCGCCGCTGCCCGCATCATCTACGAGCACGGTGACCTGCTCTACGCGGCACTGCAGGACTACATCGCAGCCGAAGCCCAGCGCTTCCCCACCGCCGACCCCGAGCTTTTGCAGGACAGTTATGAGGTCGCCAGCCGCCTCGCCGAACACATCGCCGACGTCATGCAGGCGCTGAAGTCGCCGGAGCTGTGGACGATCGCCACCGTCGCCGAGCACATTGGCGCCACGACCACCGGTAGCGCCCGCAAGACGCTGTCCCGCTGGGGCGTCAAGCCGGTCAGCCGCGAGGCCGGACAGCACGGGCAGTCCCTGTACGACCCCGCACAGGTTCGCGCCGCACACGACGCTCGGCCCGGGCGCGGGGCCCGCACCGACCTCACCGTCTGAAGAGAAGCCCCGCCGTCGTGCGGGGCTTCGCCATGTCAGCCCTCGGCGGGCGGCTCGACGATGAACGTCCCCTTGCTGGCCACGGTCTGCACCAGCCCGCGATCCCGCAGCTCCTGAATGACCCGCCGGGCCGTCCCGTAGGCGATCCGGTACTGCTCGGCGAGTTCCCGCTCCCCGGGAAGCCGCGCACCCGGCTGTAGCTCGCCTCGCTGGATGCGGGCCTGGATGTCGTCGGCGACCTGCACGTACACGTACACGGGCGAGTTCGGATCCACCACCGACGCTTGATCATCCATGCCGTCAACGTATGGCGGCCCGGTC